AATAACAAACATAGAATTTTAGAGATAAAAAAATGGCAGAAAGAATTGTATCACCCGGTGTATTCACAAGAGAAAACGATTTATCCTTCTTAACGCAAGGAATCGGTGAAATCGGAGCAGCATTTATAGGACCTTTCAAACAAGGACCAGCATTCATTCCAACGATTGTAACAACTCAATCGGAATTTGAAGAAATCTTCGGAACACCCGATGGAACATATTATACTGAATATGCAGTGCAAAACTATTTAAGAGAAGCTGGACAAGCAACAATCGTAAGAGTAGCTGGTATTGGTGGATATCAACAATTAGCACCTTTAGCAATATTTGCATCTGGTTCTAATAGAGATACTCAAGCTAAATTAGTTGGAGTTTTACACTCAACAAATACTGGTAATGAAGGTGTTGGTTTTACTGGAGCTACTATTGTTACTAGTAGTAATAGTAGTTATGATGGTTCTTTCTTAATATTAGGTGCAGGATTAAATGTATCAGCATCAATTTTACCAACAGCTACTAATGATTTAGCAGATGTATTTGGAGAATCTACATTTGGTGCAAAAACAGCATACGCTTACAAATATTTTGAAAACATTGCACAATATTACACTGGTTCATCTGATGTAATTGGTAATAAGACTGTTTTAACTCCACTTGTATTACCAACTCAAGCATTTGGTGATGCAAAAGAAGCTGAAACACCAATTGTTCAATCTCAATTAATTAGTGGTGAAAGATATAACCTATTCCAATTTAAAACTATTGGACATGGTACATTATATAATACTAAATTTAAAGTTGGTATTTCTAATGTAAAAGCAGCTGGTGAAGATGGTTCAACTGATTATTCTGTATTTACTGTAACCATTCGTTCATATAGTGATACTGATAAGAGAAAGAGTGTTGTTGAAACATTTAACAATGTAAACTTAGACCCTTCTTCTCCAAACTATATTGCTAGAAGAATTGGTGACAGATATTTCACAATTGATAACAATGGTAAAATTACTGAATATGGTGATTATACATCAAAATCAAAATATGTAAGAGTAGTAGTTCAGGATTCAAACGCTAATATTTTAGGACCTGGTTCTTATCCAATATCAGCAGCACCATTCGGACACGAAGCATACACTAACCCTGTTTATTTAGGTAGTAATGAAAGTAGAGTACCTGCAGTGGTTTACCAAACTGGTTCAGCAAATAACACATCATCATCTCCTGTATATTATGCTGGTTTTGATTTTGAAACTGCTGGTGTAAAAGCGGATAACGCTCAATACTTAGCACCAATACCTGCATCCGCAGTTGCTGGAGCAAACGTAACATTCGCATTTGATAGTGGAAGTGGTTTAACATACCAAATGACCGGTTCAGCATCAACTGATATGGTTAAGAGACAATTCTTATTAGGATTCCAATACGGATTTGATGGTACTAACCCAACTGTAAAGATAGCTAAAGCTGGTGATTCTGATTGGGGAAATGCAAATCAGCAAGGTTTCAATTGCGCAACTTCAACATCATCTGGTTCGCTAGCATACACAAAAGCAATCAACGCTGTATCTAATCCTGATGAGTATGATATCAATATGGTAGTAACTCCTGGTATTGTAAGACAATTACATCCGGCTATTACTTCTAAAGTAATTGATATGTGTGAAGACAGACAAGATTGTTTTTACATAGCTGATTTCAACGATTACGATGATACAATTACTGAAGCAACTGAGCAAGCAAATTCTGTAGATTCAAACTATGTAGCAACTTATTACCCTTGGGTTAAGACTATTGATAGTAACACAAATAAATTATTGAGTGTTCCACCATCAGTATTGTTACCGGCGGTTTACGCAGCTAATGATAGATTAGCAGCAGAATGGTTCGCACCTGCTGGTTTAAATAGAGGTGGTATCACTGGAGCAGTTAGTGTATTGAATAGATTGACACACTCTGAAAGAGATACTCTATATGAGAACAAAGTAAACCCAATTGCAGCATTTCCTGGACAAGGTATTGTAGCATTTGGACAGAAAACATTGCAAGATAAAGCATCTGCGTTGGATAGAATTAATGTTAGAAGATTATTGATTACTGTTAAGAAATACATAGCTTCAACATCTCGTTATTTAGTGTTTGAACAAAACACAACAACAACAAGAGCTAAGTTTTTGGCAACTGTTAATCCGTATTTGGAAAACATTCAAAAAAGACAAGGTTTGTACGCATTTAGAGTAGTTATGGATGAAACTAACAACACTCCTGATGTAATCGATAGAAACATATTAGCAGGACAAATTTTCTTACAACCGGCTAAGACAGCTGAATTCATTGTAATTGATTTCAACATCTTACCAACTGGAGCAAGTTTTACAGCATAATATAGAAAAAACAAAAAAACAATATTTATTACTAACAAAGGATATTAAATAAGATGGCAGAAATATTAGAATACGGACAGATTTTCTTTCAGAATTTCGAACCGAAAATGAAAAACCGATTTGTGATGGAATTCACTGGTACAGGAATTGAAGCATACATGGTTAAGACGGCAAATAGACCTTCAATTCAATTTGAAAAAGTAACATTAGACCACATTAATGTTAAAAGACAATTGAAAGGCAAAGGTGAGTGGCAAGATTTAGAAGTAACTTTGTATGACCCTATCGTTCCATCGGCTGCACAAGCAGTAATGGAATGGATTCGTTTATCACATGAATCAATTACAGGTAGAGATGGTTACGCTGATTTCTATAAAAAAGATATAACTATCAAAATGTTAGGACCGGTAGGTGATGTAGTTGAAGAATGGACATTAATGGGAGCATTCATTACTAACGCTAACTTTGGTGATTTGGATTGGTCTTCAAATGACCCAGCTATGATAACATTGACACTATCGATGGATTATTGTATTTTACAATACTAATATTGAATAATAAAATTAAAAGGAGAATCAAAAGTTCTCCTTTTTTTATGCTTTTCAATTTTTTTAATTTTATGTATTTATATATACAAACAAACAAATAAAGTTATGAGTCAAAAAGAATACGATTTCCCAACCGAAATATTAGATTTACCATCTCAAGGTAAAATATATTCAAAAGATAACCCATTATCATCCGGTCAAATTACAATAAAATATATGACTGCAAAGGAAGAAGATATTTTATCTTCCACAAATCTTATTAAAAAAGGTGTAGTTTTGGATAAATTATTTGAATCTATAATTGTTGATAAAATAAATATAGATGATATTTGTCTTGGTGATAAAAACGCAATTATTCTTGCAACACGAGTGTTGGGATACGGGCCTGAATATGAGGTAAGTTTTTATTCGGATATACTTAATGAAACAATACAAGCAACTATTGATTTAACACAAGTAAAAACTAAAGATATTGATTTTTCTTTGTTTCAACATAAAAATGAATTTGAATTTATAACACCAATTGGTAAAAACAAAATTACTTTTAAGTTGCTTACACATGGTGATGAAAAACTAATTGATAAAGATTTGGAAGCTATTAAGAAGCTAAATAAAGATTCATCATCGGATATTACAACTAGATTACGATATATGATTTTATCGGTAGATGGTAAGAATGATATGGGAACTATTGGTAAATATGTAAATAATATGTTAGCTAGAGATAGTAGGGCATTTAGAGAATATGTAAAATCAATATCCCCAGACGTTAATATGAAATTTGAATATACTCATCCTGATGGTGAGGTGGAGGAGGCGCCTATCTCTATGGGAGTAGGCTTTTTTTGGCCTTCCGCCAAATCATAGTATTAATTTACATTCTCAAATATTTGATATGGTTCAATATGGGAATGCATTTACTGTGATGGATTTATATAAATTACCAACTTATTTAAGATTATTTTATTATAAAAAATTAATAGATTCAAAGAAAAAAGAATCGGAACAAGTAAAAAGCACAAACAAATCATCAAAAGTTAGGTTTAAGAGATAACATCAAAAAACCTAACTTTTTCTTTTATATCATATTTATAGGTGTATGATTGTAGCTAAATAATTAGAATATGAAAAAATATAAATTATCCGAAGGGAACTTTAATAAATTTTTAAGTTTTTTTGGACTAAAAAGTTCAGAAAGACCAAAATCAATGGAAGATATAATATCAAATGACCCAAAATTAAAAAAATTAGATAAGCAAATGGGTGATTTGAATAGACAAGCTGCTGAACGAGTTAAAAATGACCCAAATTTACTTTACCTTTTTAAAAGAGCTGGTATAGATATATAATAAATGGCTAATTTAGAAAATATTGATGATAATTTAAAAAACCAAAATGATGCGTATGCTAAATCGCATAAAGAGCAAATCACGTCTTTTAAAAAAATTGAAAAATTAAAAAAACAAATTCTAGAGGTAGAAAAATTAGAAACAGAAGAATCTAAAAAGCAATTAGCTGTATTAAAACAACAAGAAAAGCTAGAAACCAAAAATTACACTGGAAAGAAAAAAGTAGCAGATGCAAATAAAAAAGAATTAGACCATACTAAAAAATTAAAAAAAGTAAGAGAAGAATCTGTAAATTTTTTTAAGGATTATGTAAGTGAGTTTAAAAAAATGAATCCTGAAGTACAAAAACAATTAAAACTTGATAAAACAAAAGGTGAATTGTATTTGGAACTTGGAGCTAGAATGTCAGACTTAAAAGATATCATAGGAACAACCAGCGGAATTGTACAGCAAACAGCTCAAGCTGAATTTGATGCATTACAATCTGTTAGTGGTGAAATGAAAACTCAAGCTGATATGACAGCAGAAGCAATTAAATTAGCTTTGGGTTTTAATGAAAGTGAATACAAAGAAAAAATAAGATTAATAAAAGTAAATGAAAAATTAAGTAAGATTGATAAAGAAAGAGCAATTGCTGGATTGAAATATGCTGAACATTTGGAAGAAAAAACCGAAATTATCAATGAATTGGCTGAAAAACGTACTGAAATTTTTGAAGGAGTAAATGAAGAATTAAAAAGTTCAGTAAAAGGTGCTATTGGTATGGCCGAAGCATTTAAAAAAGGAGGGTTTGCATTAGGTTTAATTGGATTGGCAGTGGCAGGAATTGCACTTGCTGTTG